GCTTTCCGGTTTCTAGCGTAGTAATTTTTTGGGGGGTCTGTCAACCCCCTGATTTTTAGTTATGTTACATAACATAACATTGGTTTCGCTTCGCTTATATGTGCTACGCACATGAAAACGGCCCCGAAGGGCCGTTTTTTGGTTTTTTACGATGGTGTGTCCGTAGGTTTTTGCTGCTCTTTTAGCCTTTGTATTGTGTTTTCTAGTTCTTGTTTTTCTGATTTTTCTAGTTCTTCTTTTGCTTTTTGTAAGGCCTGACGAGCTGCTGATGTTCTTGCTTGCGCTGCGTTACCATCGTTTATGAGTTGAGTGAGTCCGACCTGGAGGTGCGTGACGTCCTCGTATTGTGGTTGTTTATCTCCCGATCCCGGGAGAATGCCAGTTCTGGAGAATCTGGCGATGATGTTATTTATGTTTGTTTCGTTGCCGAAACTGGTGTCTGTTTGACTGTCGCCTTCGGTGACAGTGATTGTTCGATGCCGTTCAAACGGCATACGAATGTATGGTCCAGTGGGTCTTTTGAGGTGTGGATGTTTTTTCTGTTCCATTATCTATCCTCGAATGGTGGTAATGAATTAAAGTTTTCTAGATGCCTGTCGAAGCCTTCTTTAAGACGTTTTTCTAGGTCTTGTCCGAATTCTCGTAATTTCCTGTCTATTTCCATGGCGCTACTGGCGCCCTGGACGACAGTGTCTTTTGCTTTACCCATTAAGTCTTTTAAGCCTTCTGGTGTTTTTACAACGTTTTCTATCTCCTTACGGATCCCGTTGTTTGTTTGGTTGAGCTGGGCTTGTGAATCGGCTTGTCGTGCCGATGCTTGCGCTGCCTCAGATTGTGAGGACATAAGCCCTATTTGTGCGTTTGCAGCCCTTGCTGCTGTGTTTGTTTGTCTAGCGGAGGACATGGATGACCCGAAATCGGGTACTGCTCCCATGGCTCCGCTTGGTGTTGATGCTGGTGAACCTAGCGCGAGGATTCTATTGAGTCCTGCTGCATCCAGATCGGATGCCGCGCGTTGGTATGCTGTGTTGGACATTCTCTCTTGGAAGTCCATTTGTTCCCGGGACATATCCTGGGACATTTTTGCTGATCCGTAGGATCCTAGTGCGCCAAGACCGGCGGAGATTAAATCCCCGCTTGCGAACTTGGCTACTTTTTTTATCCCGTCCCAGAGTCCCATTAGGTTTTTTTCCTATTGAATAGTACGACCAAGATGACCGCGATTATCATGGCTGTGATTGGATCTACCATCAGAAGTGATCCACCAGGCCAGGTACTGAGTATACGGGCATTGGTCGAGTACATTTCATATCTATCCACCCGTCACAGATAAAATCTGGTTCCGTTGGGACCGCTACTACGCGGTCGATCGGTGGTTTGTTTTGAATGAATGTGTTGTTAAGTGGTGGTATTGCGTCAAAGTCCTGGGCTAGATGCCATACATCCAGAGATTCTGGCGCTTTTGAACGCATGAGATTTGTGATTCGACCGTTTTTGAATCTGTAGTCGGCGTACCGTTCCTGATAGCCCCAGACTTCATCGTCTGAGGTGTCGCCTGCTACATAGATTTCTTTATTGAGTATTTCTTGTTCGCCCAGGTGAGCGAGTGTTGGCCAGTAGAAATCATAGCGTGTTTCTCTGGACCACATACGGTCGAGTCCGTTTTGGTAAGTAAGGTCGGCGTGTGCAGATACCATTCCGAACACGTATCCATGTTCTACGAATGAATGATTGAATCGTGCTTTGATTACGCCGGTTCCGGTCGCTGCCAGTTGGCCTTGTGGTACTTCTTCGTTTGCGAAGGTTGATGCGACCGGGTTTATATTGATTACGCCCGATCCGCCCCCGAGATACTCGGGACGTTGCAATCTTGCGTCCGGGCTTTCTACATTGAAGTGGTTGAGTAGTATTTCGATATATCGAGTTCCGCCGCGCGCGTCGCGCTCGAGGAGCTTCTGTACCTGAAAGGCGGTGCGAATATCGTTGATTGTTGCCGCAGTTGCGTCTGTGAGGTCTGCATACAGACCTGTGTTTAGGAAATGGGCTGCCGCCTCATTATCGTTATCGAGTTGGAACCCGGCATTGTTGCCGCCGCCGATCGGCTGGTAAAGGTATCCAAGAGGATCATCTTCGCTGATCCATGTTGTTGAAGTTCCGTTTGGTTCTACTGGTGCTGAAATGCCCAGTGGTAAGAACACCGGAGCGCCTTTCTGAGGCCAAGGCAGGGCCGAGGTGAAATAGTCTTTCCGTTTGTTTCTCCATTGCGGTTGGAATCCAGTTGCTGAAAAGTCGAGCCCGTCTTTTGGAATATCTATTGAAGGTTCGAGGTTCTCGTCTCTGTACCACTCATTCCAAATTAACTGGTAACCCCTAAAAGGCAAGCCATTTACCCTTAAAGTGAATGTGTTATCTGTTAATGGTATTCCGAAGTAATCGGCTAATGTACCGAGTATTTGATCTGGCAGAATTAGCGCGTTTGGAATTGATACTGTTTCGGGGTCTTGTGTTGGGTAATCCCGTTCTCCCATGAAGAACTGCCAGTTATCCCAGACAAGTCTGTTAGGCACGAAGAAGTAATGAATATCGCAGCTAATATTGTCCATGATTGGTTTTAGTGGTGTTGCCAGCCTGACGAATAGCGTTGTGTTTACATTGAATGTATCGCCCGGGAGTATCTCGTCAACCATAAAAGGTATGACTCTCCCGGCGTTGAAAGTTGTTTTATACCCGTGTGATCTGTCGAAAGTTGACCTTTCTACATCAGCAGTGGGGAGCTGGGTGAAGTGAGTCTGCGCCTTTACAGTCGCTGGTTGTTGAACGATTCGATCAGCCATTGAGAGAGCCCTCTACCATTGTTGCTTTAAGATGTGCGATTGTTGTTAACGGTGTATTCGTGATTTGAAAGTCTTCGCCTTCTACTTTTGCGCCTACCATGAGTACGTAGTCGCTGTCCCTTTCGTCTGATGTTTGCCTTAGTACCTCTCGCAGTTGCTCCAGATCGGCCGCGAAGGGGTCTGACCGTTTCCCATTGTCTGCTGATATTAGCTGTATTAGGAATACATTCGCCATTATATTTTCTCGTCTGGTTTAGCGCGATCCCGCGCATAGTGGTTTTTTTCCTTAGATCGGACCTGGTCCGAATTAAGGTGTTTGACGTGTGAAATGCGGTTTGCCTTCACACTGTCCAAGTCTATACGACCTGGTCGGAATGCTGAGCAATCGAACCAGTCGAAATAGACTTTGGGTATTGGTAATTGGCTTCCTTCTATGGTGACGGTTTCCCGTCTGTTAAGCATGTCAGCGTGTTTAAGCGCCCAGTTATATCCAAGTGGAGGACGCCGCGACATGATAGAGAAAGTGTCTTTGTCATTGATTTTTTTATTGACGTAGCCTGCAACATAGCAGGCTGATTGCATATTGAACTCTCCGATAACGCAATCGCCCTTGCCCCATATCCTGTTAAGCCACTCATTGCCGTACATCCGGCCATCAATGTCAAATGAGCCACCGAGATAATCGCTGCCGAATATGATGGCGTGATAGTGCGGCCTGTGTGTTTTTTCACCGTATTCTCCGGTGATGAAGTGTCTAATTTTGCCATGCTTACGCAGGCGTTTAAGGAAATTTTGTACGTGGGATACGTGGAGGGTTTTGGGCGCGTCTTTATATGTGAGTGTTACGAAACAGTTCTGTTCGTGTGATTGGGCCTCGTGATACATCCTGATTGCCCAGTCTTTACGGCGTGCGGCTGTACAGCCTATACACTTGCCGCATGGGATCAGATAGTCCGAGTCCATTTGTGAGCCTTTTTTGGTGAAGGTAATCCGACCCTTGCTGTCGCCAGTAGGATCGGGAACCTTCCATGCCGGCCTGCCATAGTAGCAGGTCATTAGAGGCGGATACCGCCCCTTTGCCGTTGTCGGCTTGGCATGTTAATTGGCTTAGGTCGATTGGATCGTGCAAAGGATTTGCCCGGTTTTCCTGCTCTCATTCGTCGCATGTTAGCTCCGTTTTGTTGTTTTTCGTAGTGGGTGTCACTACGACGGAAAGGACCAAGAGGCTTTCCGGTTTCTAGCGTAGTAATTTTTTGGGGGGTCTGTCAACCCCCT